GATCACGGACAAGGAAGCGGAAGGTTTGATGTGGGGTTTTGCCCAGATCGGTGATCACGCTTTTCGAGAAGACGTGACCGATCCTTCGGACCCGTTGTTCACTCTGCTTCAAGCGGGTTATCACCCGACGGCGATCAACACCTGTTGCGAAGGTATGTTCGAATATGCCTACGCGAACTGCCTGAGCGATCCCTTCACCGATCTGGAACGGTTGATCTTGCGCCTGTCGGTGGAAAACTCTTCGTGGGTCTACCATTATCAATTGCACATGCCGCAAGAACTTGTAATGATCAAAGAGGCACGGGCTGCCCTTCGATCACTGGCTGAGAAGCTGGAGTTCTTCGACATTCAAATCAACATCATGCCTGCTGATTAAGGAGACAGACTTATGTATGACATCTGCGTTTTTGCCGGGCGTATGCGCCCTTTCCACGCTGGTCACATGACTGTGATCAAGCAGGCTCTCCAGAAGGCCCAATATCTTTTCGTCATTGTTGGCTCCGTTGGTGAACCGATCAATTTCCGTAACCCCTTCACCTTCGAAGAGGTTCGTGAAATGATCCGGGCCAGCCTGACTCCCACCGAGCAGGACCGTGTGTTCATTCTCGGCATTGCAGATCAGGAGAATGACAACCGCTGGGTAGCTGCTGTCCAAAAATGCGTCACCGATCAGGCCAAGGCGATCTCGATCTCTGATCCGAAAATCGCCCTGATCGGATATTCGAAGGATGGGTCGTCCTACTATCTCACTCTGTTCCCCCAGTGGGGATCGATCAGCGTGACGCCGGCCAGCCCGGAACTTCACGGGACGTTGGATGCCACGAAGCTGCGGAAGATTCTCTACGACATCCCCGAAGAGGACAACGCGGTCGAAACGCTTGTCCGGTTTCAGCAGCAGACTGGAGAGACGATCTTCCCTCGTGGGACTTTCAGCTTCCTTCGGGAATGGGTAAGCACGGAGCGCTTCAATCAGATGCGCCGGGAATATCATTTCATGAATTATTATCTCGACCAGTTCTCGCAAGAACCCTATCCTCGCTATTTCACGGCTGCCGATGCCTGTGTGATCATGGCCGGGCACGTGTTACTGGTGCGTCGCGGCCAGATGCCCGGTGAGGGTCTGTGGGCCTTACCCGGCGGTCATGTTGGGATGGACGAGACCTTCGAACAAGCTGCGCTACGGGAACTGGTCGAAGAGACTGACATCGACGTGAATCTCGCGATTCTCGCGCTTGCCTGTAAGGGTGAGAAGTTGTTGGACAATCCGTGGCGCTCGACCCGGAAGCGGACGATCTCGGTTGCCTACGGTTTCGATCTTACTTCGTTAAGCATGGACCTGCCCCTCGTCCGGGGACAGGACGATGCCAGCGTGGCTCGTTGGTGGCCGATCGATGAAGTAACCCGTGAGATGATGTTCGAAGACCACTTCAACGTCATCGATCACTTCGCCACTCGTTTCAACTCGGTGCTATGATGGAAGTTCCGATTTCTAAAGCCCTTCATCTTTTCGTTGGTAAGACGATCATAAAGATGGATGCGACAAGCCGTAACAACATCGAGTTTCTTTTCACCGACGGAACCAAGGTGGCCCTACACATTGATTGTGATAGTATGGGACTTCCGGATGTCGCTGCCTGCACTCACTGCGTGGAGATTGTCTAATGCAATTCATCAATGACCTCGGAACGCTGTTGACCCAGCCGATCCTCAACGCCGACACCTACAAGGCGACACACTGGACGTTCGAACACCCTGAGTTCGAGAAGAGCTACGGCTATATCGAAGCCCGTAAGGGTGGTGCGTTCACCCACGTCCAGTTCTTCGGCCTGCAATATGCGCTGCGGTATTACCTGTTGCAGCAGGTCACGACTGCAATGATCGATGAAGCCGAAGCGGAACTCTCCGCGCACGGTGTCCCGTTCAATCGTGTGGTGTGGGATCGGATAGTCGAGAAACACGCTGGCTATCTGCCCGTCCTAGTCCGGGCCCTCCCGGAAGGAACTGTGGTCGATCAGGGAACGGTGCTGGTGACGGTGGAATCCACCGATGAAGAATGTGCTGGCATCGCTGCCTACGTCGAGACCATGTTGCTCCGTGCTGTTTGGTATCCGACCACGATCGCGACTCGTTCGATGCGCTGGCACAATCTGCTGGAGAATTACCTGACGGAAAGTGGGACGCCTGAACTGGCTGACTGGCTGATGGTGGACTTCGGCGCTCGTGGCGCACAATCGACCGAAGCTGCTGCGATCGGTGGTATGGCCCACCTCGTGAACTTTCAGGTGACTGACAACCTGATGGGCATCCGGTTCGCCAAGCACGCTTACCAGTTCGATGGAATGCCGGGCTTCTCGATTCCTGCCACCGAACACTCGGTCACCACGTCGTGGGGCCGGGAGAACGAGATGGCGTTCTTCGAACGCATTCTGGAAGTCCACGGCGACAAGCAGTTCCTCGGCGGCGGGCGCTACCCTGTGTCTGTCGTGATTGATACCTACGATCAGGATACTGCCATCGGTATGTGGCTTAAGCCCGCCGGTGAAGGCGGGCTGCTCGAACGGCTCAAGGCGTCGAACATGCGGTTGGTGGTGCGGCCTGACTCCGGTGACCCGATCATCAATGTAGTCCACTGCCTTGACCTAATCGGCCGACTCGTTGGTTGGACGGTGAACGACAAGGGCTACCGGGTCCTGCCTGATTACGTTCGTCTCATTCAGGGCGACGGGATCAACGAGGATAGTCTTCGTCGCATCCTCCAGCGTGTGACCTACCACAAGTGGTCAGTGGACAATCTGGTGTTCGGATCGGGTGGTGGGCTGTTGGTCCACGAGGCAGAGCGTGACACTCACCGGTTCGCCATGAAGACTTCCTATGTGCAGATCGCAGGGATGCCCCGCGATGTCCGCAAAGAAGTGGCGACTGACCCCAGTAAGGCATCCAAGGCTGGTCGTTTCGCTGTGGTCAGGGCGGACGATTCTGGAAAGCTCCAGACGATTAGCCAGTGCGACATTAACGGACGGACGAATCATCTGGTTGTGGTCTATGCAAATTCGGTGTTACTCAACACCCAGAAATGGGAGCAGGTTCGTAAAAACGCCGCCGACTGGCGTCGTGTTTATCAGGGTTGACAACGTAATACATTCCGGATAAATCTTCCTGATAGCAAATCATGGAGACAAATTGATGGGTGCCAAGGCACGAGAATATGATGCAATGATCGCCCGCGTCGTAAACGACGCGGGCGCTTCAATTGTTGAACGTGGCACCGACGGCAGGAACCACCGTAAGGTGGTCGTAAGGTTACACGACCAAGAACGAACTTTTCATTACCCTTGTTCTGGGGCATCACATGGCCACGGCCTACGCAACACCAAACAACGCCTACGCTGGCTCCTGCTCGAATTGAAAACAACGATCGCGCCAGTCAAACCACTTGTGCGAGCATCGCAGGTTTTTCCACCACCAGCCGTTATCGAACGCACTGCATTTGGAGCGAGTGAACCCACACCTCGCCGAACCAAGCTGACCCGCGAGAAGCGCAGTGAGATCGTCAAACGATATAGCATGAGGGGTGTCACGATCGACACAATCATAGCTGAGTTCTCTCTGGCACGCACCACGATCGAAAACTTATTGCTCGCCACTAAGGGATCGATCCGCTCGAAATTCGAGAAGGAACGCAACCTGATGAGAGCCCACTCTGCTCGACCGGCAAAAACCGCCCGGCAGGATACAGCAGAGGCACCCGTCATCACTCCCAAGAAGCGTCAATATAATCGGCGCGGCGATAACATGAAGCGGAGCGCGTTGGTGGCCCGCAACAGGCGGGTATTCACCTACTGTCAATACGGCATGACGATGCAGGAAGTTGCTGACACGATGGACCTGACAACAGAACGTGTGCGCCAGATCGTGCGCCAGATGGAAAAGGAGTCTGGTAATGTTCGCTGATCGCCTAAGAGAAAAACTGGTTGATTCCGACCTACTCGACCCTTTGCTCGATGGCTCTCGGATGGTCGCGATTCACGATGATGTCGTTGAAGCTGCCCTTAAACTACTCGAAGACACCGACGACAACAAAATGAATAAGGTGTCTCAATACACTTGCTGGCCTGATTACGACACTTGGTTGGAGTTCCAACTAGATGGTTGTGATATTGGTCTCTATTTTCACGGCGATGAGAATAGTGTCCTTTCAGGACATGCTCTTTTCATGCTTGATCACCGCGACGGAGAAGAGATTCAGTTCGTCCCGGTGTCAATCGATCTCCATAAATATGAAATGCGTTTCTGCGACCTGAATATGATGGCTCGTATGAAAGCTGAGCGGATGGGTATCGATCAAAAGACTCGGGAATTGTTTGGTTTACTTGAACCGGGCCCGCACGGCGGTGGCGACCCTTTGGTTCAGCAGTCCCGGATGGCCCCCTTCGTGAAGGAGATGAAGCCCCTGCTTCTTACCTTGCTTGCTTTCATGAACTCGCCAAAGCTGATCCGGACGCGAGAAGTTGATGTGGCTCGCTTTAACGCACGGCGTCTCAAGCGTGGTAAATATCCTTACCATCCGCATCACGAAGTGCGTTTGAATATCGACAAGCACGCTCTCAAGATCACACAAGGTCAGGGAGATGGTCCGGAGCGGTGTCTGCATTTCGTCCGGGCGCATATGCGGTTTCTTGTTCACCAGCGTTACAAGAACGTGTCGGTCGTTATGGTGCCTCCTCACTATCGGGGAAACCCGGAACTTGGGATCATGAACACCAGCTACACGGTGGACCGCAAGAACTCAAAGTGGAGAAACTGATGGATGAGTCGGCTTCGCCGACTCATGGAAAAAGTTGTTGACCAATGCTCTTGGTGTGTCTAAACCGATTCGCATAGACAACGAATCGGAGACACACCATGTGCAGCATCTGTAAGAACCAAGACCACGACGAACGTCTGGACGACGATCTCACCGATCTGTTCGGTGCCTTCGATCCCAAGCCATCGGCCGACGCTGATTTTGTCCTCAACCACCTATCGCAAGCGCGTCCAGAATCCAAGGTCGGTAGTCTCATCTTCGAGGAAACCTGTCCGAAGTGTCTGGGGTCTGGTCGCTTCATCAGCTATGCCGGTCGCCTTGTGGGTCCTTGCTTTAACTGCAAGGGAACTGGTAAGGTCACATTTAAGACTTCTCCGGAAGAGCGTGCCAAGGCAGCCGAGTATCGCGCTTCGGCGGCTGAGCGGAAAGCCAAGGAAGCTTCCGAGAAGGCTGCCATGTGGTTCGACGATCACATGACCGAAACACAGTGGATGGCGGAAGCCACCAAGCACGGTTTTGGATTCGCTTTCGAGATGACCCAGACGGTCTTGAAGTATGGTTTCCTGACGGAACGTCAGCTTGCAGCCGTTCGGCGCTGCATGGCACAAGATGCTAGCCGTGAAGACGAACGCCGCCTGATCGCTGAGCGCGCTCCGGACATCTCCGGGCAATCGCTAGACAAGATTGAACAGGCGTTCTGCTCTGCGATCGATCGGGACATCAAGTTCCCGAAGATGCGTCTCGATGCTTTCATATTCTCGAAGGCCCGGACCGGCGCAAACGCTGGGGCGATCTACATCAAGGCAATCGACAAGGACGACGCCGGTGAACGGCGCTACCTTGGAAAGATCGTTGACGGACGCTTCGTCAAGAGCTTCAAGTGTAACCCGGAGGAGCAAGAGCGTATTATCGCTGCTGCAATGGACCCGGCCGCTGCTGCTAAGGCTTACGGACAAAGGACGGGCACTTGCTCGATCTGCGCCCGCAAGTTGACCCGCAACGAATCCATCGACCGGGCGATGGGACCAATTTGCGCCGAAAATTTCGGATGGAATTAACAAGAGGAGAATGATATGAACATGAACATGAAACATAGCCTGATTGTCGCCGCACTGCTCTGTGCTTCAATAAGCGCTTTCGCAGCCCCTGCATCCGCTCAGGAACCAGATCGTCGCTCTGAGCGCTCTGAGCGCACCAGCAAGGCCGATCGCGACCGTGCGCGTGACACCGTTTATTCGAACCGGACTGTCCGCCGGGAGCGGGAAGCGGCACGGATCATTCGAGACGCTGAACGCAAGAGCCGTCCGGCCCATTATCAGTTTCGGGACCGCAAGCCTGATTGAAACCAGATTTGACAAACCGGCAAGGTCTCGACAACCAGAAGTTCTTCCGCGATCGCGAGATCATGGAAGCGCACGAAGCTAGGGAGATCAGCCAACGTGAAGCGACCGATCTGATTATGCGCTGAGTGCTATTTTGACTTGACTATGGTGGGCATTCTGGTAGACAGCCGGGATGCTTACACCTGATTCCGAAATCGACCTTTCGTTATTTCTTCACGGAATGAAGTGGACCAAGCAACATAGGGGATCGTTCGGTTCCTTCGAAGATCAAATTCCGATCGATGAAGATAAGGAGACCATCTGACATGCAAGCAATCGATATTGGACCGCACCCGGACGCACCAGATCACTACATACGTGTGGGAAAGCCGGCCGACTGGGACGAAGCTGATTGCGGGACACTGGCTGTCCGCCGCGTCGGAGCCACCGGTGACATCTTGTTCGAACCAGCCGCCCGCATCGTGAGATCAGAACTACCCAGCGGAGAAGCAGTTTACCCGGCTTTCATGTCCGAGTGGCGACCGTCCGAAGAGGAACTTCATCTCTTGAACAAAGGAGAGCCCATCCGGATGTTGATCTCAGGTAACAGCCTTCCTCCCGTCTCTTTGTGGGTTCGCGGCGACAGTGAAGCCTAATGTGACTTCGCCCACCCAGTGAAAACTGGATGGGCGAGGCCACCGAAAGCAACAAAGACAGTGCTTCAAGACAAAACTAGAACATCAGAGCATTGCGGTCAAGCGATAAGTTCGCGCCCGGCTGCAAGCCCTTCCATCTTTGCAAGCCCATAGGTATCGACGTAAGCCATCAAAATCGTCACATAATAGGGAGCGTCTTCTGCTTCCCAGCGACGACAAGCACGCCCGGCGGACGAGAATCCAAACAAGCGATCGACGGCTGCTTGATCCAACCGATGACGTTCTCGGAAATCTAGCACGGCCGAAGCCGGTGTCTTGGGGTTAGCCATGCTGTTGTTCCTCAATACGACGGTAGACTTCATCCATAGTAATTGGTGTGTAGTCGATATGTTCCATCGACACACACAGATATTTCGGATCAAGCACCTCCCGGCTGCCGCCCCACCATGTCGGCTCGGACATCATCACGCGCTTGGTGTGAAGGTGCCCATGCACGTTCGCCTTCCATCGCTCCTTCACCGATGCAGGGTGCAAGGGAATGTGCGAGCAGATCAGATCGTCGAATACCTTGTAGGCAGTGATCTCTTCGAAATGCTCGGCGTAGTCCCGGTTATTGTGCTTGATGAAGATGTCATGGTTACCCATCCGAAGACGCTTGCGCCCGTTGAGGCGACCAAGGGTATGACGAGCCGTCCGTCCGATGATTACATCACCCAGCACCTCAACCTTGTCGGTAGGGCCTACTACTCGGTTCCAGTTCTCGATCAGGTCTTCATCCATCTCGGCAACCCGATAGATGATGTCAGCCTGAATCTCAGGCTCAAGTTCCTCGAACTTGACCTTACCTACCGTGGTTCCCCACGGACGGATTGCCTTCCCACCGGAAGTGAACATGACCATGCCTTTATGGCCGAAATGAGGATCAGCACAGAAGAAACGATCAGGCATCAACAGGAACCTTCCATACGCCGCCGGCATCCCGCACGTAACGAGCGATGGCACACAAAGCGCCCAGACCATTGCGACCATTATCTTTGGTCCAGTGACAAGCAGAAGCGGTCGCGTCTCGGATTCCCTCGTCGGACAGACCCTCGATCGTGATACCCTTACGTTGTAAAGCGGTAAGCACCACAAAAAGTTCAAGAGGATAGTAGTCCCTCCCTTCACCAATAACCTGATCAGCCTTCTCAATGGCTTCCTGACAGATGTCGTCAGGAAAAATAATGCTCATATCGTCGTAGGCGCGAATAGCACCGACTCGGCGACAGTAACTCATCCCGCCGTCCACTGCGATAGAACCACAAGCGCAATACTTAAAGTCGTGTTGATGGGCGCTGAAAGGAGTGTCGCCACACTTGTGGCAGCGCACTTTGTTTAAAAGAATCATGAGGTCTCCTCGTTGATGAAGACCTTCTAATAGGCAAATAGGAAGATTTGTCAAACGAAAAACGCCCCGGAATCACTCCGAGGCGTTTTCATTTGAAAATCTTGATAAGAGCTAAGGCTAGTGTTTCACCTACGAAAAAGAGCAGTGGCATCAGCCAAGCTGGAAACCCCCTACGGGATTCAAGCACCTCCCCAGCGTCGGCGCTGTCTATCGCCACCCCATTTGACCAAACCTTCCAAGAGGAGAGCAGGTCGGGTTGCTCAGTTAAATTAAGGGTTAACCCGCAGCGGGGGTGTTATCACCTCGATCGGTAGGCTTTCCGTCATCCGGATTGACATCCAGAGCATCAGCCGGCTTATCGGTCACCTTACCAAAGCTAGGCATAACGACACGCCAGAGTTGGGCGAACACAGTGATCGGGCTTTGCTTGAATTGCTCGGAAGCCTTCACCAAGCCAAAGATGATGTTCTCAGCGACGATGGCTGAGATGCCGCAATAGATGTAGACCCATGTGGAGCCTTCGAAAGCGTTTCCAACCAGAGCCGCAGCGCTACCACCGATGATGCAGGAAACCAGAAGCTTCCACCACACACGGCGTTCGCCAGATAGGATTGACTGTAACAGAACCAGCATCGATCCTCCGGTCGCGACCCAGATACTGTGCTGTATTTCCGAATCTGCTAGGAAAATGGCTAAATTAGACGGCATGGCGACGCGGACCCCAGAGAAATACACTTGATGAGGACAGGTCTTGACGGATGAAAAGGTGTGCGGCTGTTAAGAGAACACCGATACCAACATGAATTAGCATCCATAGTCCGGTGTCACCGGATCGATAACCCCAATGCTCACTTATTCCGTAATTCACCAATGAGCAAAAATGGGCTAATGCGAAGATAGTTGAGAAAATAACCCAGACATACAGAAGCGCGTCGCGGCGTCCTTGCAACAGGTGTTTGGGTTTGTATTGAAACTCCTTACCGGAGCCGACTGCGATGAGGCCAGTGAGGAACGAAAAAGCGCCACACACCGTCGCCAGATAGACGATGAACATTACGATGCATCCTGTTGGTGATTGATGGTGCAAGCACCTATGATCATCTATGATAGCAGGAAAGCCCGTTTTAGGCAAGCAAAAATGTCGGTGAACGATGGATCAGTTCGTTCACCGCTATTTTAATAATTTCTGTATACTTAGACCACCTTGAGTAAGGCTATTCTACGCATCAATGTTCCACCAAGTGAGCCGATTTTGTAAGTGTAAACCAACTCACCATACTTCGAGTGCCTCTTGTGCAGATAACGTTTCTCCACAAGCTCTTCCAGTTCTTTGGAAAAATCCCCTACACGCAGCCCGAGAAGCTCACCTAGCCCTTTTTCATCAGGGAAAGTTCTTTCTTTGGACACACTGATAAACAACTCGACGGCGAAAAACACCTTGAGATGCAGGGTGCTGTATCCATTAGCCTCGAAGTGGTTGTGGCTCTGCACCATGGCTTGCAGGAGATTAACTCGCGGGTCTTGCGATAGAAGCATAATGGGCTTCGAGGGCCTCTTGGTCCTTGATCTTGATCCACCCTTGGGCGGCGCACATTTCGTTGACGTGGTTTTTGATGGTGTCGTAGACACTTGGCGCGACTTCTCGAAGGCGGGCTCTTTCGAGGCCAAGGCTGATCTCCCCTACTTGGTTGATTGGGATGACGACAGTATACCCTTGTTCGAGACGATCCCATAACTGCCCAATCCAAAATAGGACTGCATCGAGATCGCTCTCATTTCCTTCGGCAAAGAAGGCCCCATGAGCCATTGATGGCTTTCGTTTTGTGGGGACACCAAAGGCATTGGGTTCGGAACGGATGATCGCTTGACCACCCTTTCCGAACCCAAGCATATTGTCACCGAACACGAACAGAAAGTCTGGACAGGCGCGGCAAAGAGCCGAGCTATACCAGCCGCTGAACATGATGACTTGAGGCATCAGCCCATGCCCAGTGCGTTCTTGTAGGTTTCGAGGATCATGTCCTGCTCGCTGCGATCGTCCGGCTTCATCTTGCGGAGACGCACGATCATACGCATGATCTTGGCATCGAAACCGACTGCCTTGGCTTCGGAGTAGACATCCTTGATGTCATCTGCGATCCCCTTCTTCTCTTCTTCGAGACGCTCGATACGCTCAATCAGGAGACGAAGGCGCTCGTCAACGGCGGGTTCGTTCTGTTCACTCATGGGTAGGTTCCTTGTTCTTGTTGAACGGGTTTACTCAGCCGCCGGGGTCGGACGCCTACCGGCTTCGAGGATCGGCAGACCAGCTTCGGTCGGAATGTAGATGATCTGGCCTTTCGAGTTTTCGAGGTTGTTGATGTAGAGATACCGCAGGTATCCCTCAGGCCCACCAAGGCCCTCGGCAACAATCCGGTTGGCCTCAGCTACACCACGAGCGCGAGCGATCTCAGCATCAGCCTTGAGCTTGGCGCTGTCCATCAAAGCCTGAGCTTCCAGCACCGCAATTCGACGGTTGGAACCAGCCTGAGCCAATTCGGCTTCACCAGCCGTCTCGGCATTCCAGACACGGACTGAGTTGTAAGCAGCGCAGCTTCCCAGACCACCGCCGACGACGACGAGAAGCAGAAGGGCGATGCCGGCGGCGAGTGAAAAGAGATTACGAGTTTCGGGCATGATATTCCTTCCCCTTAGAGAGCATTGATGACCAGCGGTTCGACCCGCAGTCGGATGGGCTTGTCGCTGTAGAGATACGACCCAGACCACTGGTGGTAGACTCCGTTGGTGTCCCAGAAGAAGATGTAGGGATCAGATGATCCGTAAGTCCCTTCATCGGAAGGTCCGTCACCCAGTGCTTCCGAACAGAACTCACCGCAGCGCGCCTTGACGTTCTGCTGTGGGCTTGTCAGGCGTTTGCCCGACGAAGTGATCTTGCCCTTGACACCGGTATAGAGAATCGGCTGCCCGGCTTGGTTCAGGAGGACGACAAACCCCACCGCGCCGGGGCTGCTGGTCAGTTCCAGACGACGTTTGATGTTGTCGATCTCGGCGTTCTCGGTGAACGAGAGCGAAGCAGCAGCGGCTGCCGCCTTCTGAGCCTGCACACTTTTTGAAGTCTCCGGCGGCTCTTCATCGCAAGCAGCTACGGTGAAGGACAGGGCGAGAGCGGTGATAAGCGTCACAAGCTTACGAATCACAAGCAACCTCCGGGAGGGCTTCGGGAAGCTCGTCGGAGTGGAAAATCTCCTTGTTCGCCATCGAAGCATTGGCGTTGTAGATCACGGCGAGATCGCGACAGGACTGACGCATTGCAGCTAGTTCAACCCGCAAACGAGCAGCTTCGGCCGGGTCCGTGTTGTCCGCCATGATCTTACCATGTTCAGTGATCTGGGCGAGACGCGAGTCATATTCGGCCTTGCGAACGAAGAAGCCTTCGTAATTCTCGATGATGTTGTTCGTTTCGAGCGTCTTGTTGACTACTCGGGCCGGCGCGGAGGCGACGGTATTGATGGTGCCGATTGCCGTGATGGCAATCGGGACACCGATGAACAAGGCGGAGACGCCCAGTCCGATCTTCAATTTGGTATTCATGTCATACTCCCTGTTGTTTTATGTTCATTCTTAGGGTTCATCTCAGCCCTTGACATTGAGAACTTGACGGAGGCGGTGAACGATCTCTACGAGATCGGACTGAGCATCCATCACAGCCCCGATCGGCTTGTAGGCGGCGGGGCTTTCGTCCAACACGTCTGCATCCAAGCGAGCCTCAATTCCCTTCATCGCCTCGGCGTGCTGTTCCATGGTGATCAGCTTCTTCGCCTTGGTGCGGCTCATCACGCGCCCCGCCCCGTGACTACACGAGTGGAACGAGTGGTGATTGCCGAGACCACGCACGATGAAGCTACCGGTGCCCATCGACCCCGGAATGATCCCCATGGTGCCCTTACGAGCCTGAACGGCACCCTTGCGGGTCACCAGAACGGGCTCGCCGTAATGCTGTTCCTTGGTCACATAGTTGTGGTGACAATTGATCGCCATCTGATCGGACAGGAACGGCGGTAGGGTCTGACGCATCACGCCCAACACAGCCTCCATCATAGTGTTCCGATTCGCCATGGCAAAATCCTGAGCCCATCCGACCGCTTCTACGTAATCATCGTAGACCTCAGTATGCTCGACCAGATACGAAAGGTCTTCATCCGGCAGATACGGAGCAATATGATACCGAAGCATCTCTTCCTTTGCCTTGTTGATGAAGTAGGTCCCGATCGCATTGCCGATACCACGCGAGCCTGAGTGCAGCATGACCCACACGTTCTGGTCTTCGTCCAGACAGATTTCGATGAAGTGGTTGCCGGTTCCTAGAGTGCCCATGTGATGCACCGGGTGGCGCTTCTGGGCGATCTTGGGGTGCTTGGCGACGATTGCATCATAGCGGGTAGCCAGATTCTTCCAGCGAACTTCCGCATCACGAGTTGGCTTCCCCCACGATCCGGGGTCACGCCCAGCACGAATCTGGTCCATCGACCCGCGACCATGAGGCACAGCAGCCTCGATCATCCCACGAATATGGGCTAGGCTGTCTGGTAAATCGCTTGCGGTCAGTGAAGTGCGGACGGCCATCATACCGCACCCGATGTCAACACCGACGGCAGCAGGGACGATCGCACCCTTGGTTGCGAAGACGGTGCCCACGGTCGAGCCCTTACCGGTGTGAGCATCCGGCATGACAGCAACGTGCTTGAATACGAATGGAAGACGAGCCATGTTGTTGATCTGCTCAACAGCTTCGGGCTCGAATGGATAACCTTCCGGCTCCCAGAGCTTCACTAGCTTCTTGTGTCCGTGACTATCCACGATCTGATCAACGCGCATGTCTATCTCCCTAATCTAAAGCCGCGCCGGGAATTATCCCAAGCGCGGCCGTTCCTAAATAACGCCAGAGTTGGTTGGCAGCCTTATTGCTTACTTCATAATGACCTCCTTTTGAAAATTCAAAATGTGATAAATCACGTTTAGTAAGCCTATCCCTAGCGTCAGGGAAAATGCCTGTCAAGGCTTACCGGATAAATTCTACAATATTTTTACGAGCGCAAACGGATCGACTTGACGGCCTCTTCGGTCATCGCTTCCACATCCAGTCCCTTGTTTTCCTTAAGCTTAGCACGAACATCAGACAGGGGCGGGAAGATGAACGTCCGTTTCCCGTTGACATGACCATCCACCATCAGCTTGATTTCACGGGCACCGAACCAGTCGGTGACTACAGCCGAGATGTCGTCGTAGCTGGTCTTGGCTTTGTCTGAGGAGAACTGGAAGCGAACGTAGTCTTCGACAGCCGCTCTCATGTCCACTGCATAGACGGTGGTTTCGGTGTCGATATTCAGTTCGATCGGTGTCACCTTGTCGTCGTGGGTTTCATAGATACCAGACTTAACCAGTTCAAGCATGAACTTCTGCACGCCAGAAAGTGATTCGATCTGCTGCTGCTGGAGATGGGCAGTTGCTGGTGGTGTGAACAAGGTTGCGAATGTGCCACCAGCCGGTGCCCAATTCAGTAGATCAAAAAGCATGGCTTCAAGCCCGCCCTTCTTCTCCATCTGATCACGCATGTCCTCGAAGAATTGGATATTACCTTGCACAGCGTCAGAGCAACGCAGGACAAAGAAGCGCCGCTCGTCTTTGAGCGAGGCCGGCACCACCCATTCGTTGTTCGAGATCAGCGCCAGACGCGTGTAGTTCTGCGACTGGATTGGATCATATCCCTTCTTTTCGATCAGCACCGACTTGTTGGTGATCATGTCCTTGAGAACACCTTCGGCCTGAGGATCGGCCGCCCAGAAGGCTTCTTCACACACCATCAGCAAGGTGGTTGCGAGGTGCCCGTTGAACTGTCCGACAATCTGCTTACGCTGGGACACAGTGATCCCACACCGGCCGAGAAGCTGGTTGATGTAATCGAACAGCGTGGACTTACCAGTGCCCTTCTTACCGGTGATAACCACGGTTGAGCCGGGCTTGGCTTGTGGCTTCTGGAATAGCATGGAAATCCATGTCATCAACCACTCGAAGTAGACATCGTTGGATTCGCAGATGTTCTCGTAAATGTGCCCACGCAGTATGGACCAATCACCAGCCACTGGCTTGTCCTTGTTGTCCAGAATTTCTTCCCATGTCGTAGGAACCGCTTCGAACGGCCAACCCTGAAACAAATTGTAGACATCCTTGGGTGTCTTCTCACCCGGTTTGAACACCACATTGCGGTAGGTGCGGCGCTTCTCCCACTCAAGCCACTGCTTGAATGCTTCGACCTTGCGGGTCTGCTTACCTTCGGTCACCCAGATGATACGGTTCTTCTCGTAGAGAGCCACATCGTTCTGGCTTTCAAAGACCACATCGTCCTCGGCTGTCCGGGGCTCGACAAGGATTCGAACACCGCCACTTGTGCGAATTACCGCATAGCGTCGGTTGAATGCCTTGAGCATCGAGTCTTCATCATCTCCGAAATCATCATCGTTGATCTGATCCTCATGCTCTTCCCGGTGTTCTTTGTCCGTCTGCTGTGTGTGCTTCTTCGGCTTCTCCCGCTGAGCCTGAACCTCTTCCTCTTCCTCATCCTCATCCTCTTCCAGTTCGAAAAGGAACTCCTTGGATTTCAGATCATCAACAGTGATCAGTTCTTGTTCGATCATCTCCTTGAGATAATCCAAGCGATCACGGCCGGCGCACGAGTTATGCACGCAGGTGAAGGTGAAGCCACCATCGTAACCATCATCCAGATTGTCTGACGAGTTGACCACAAAGGTCCCGCCACCTCCGAAACTGGAGTGTTCGGCTTCAAAGGGACATTCGACATGAACGCCCGGCTTATTGCCGCGAGATTCGCGGATGAAATCTCCGTCCAGAACTTCTTCGATCATGGTCTGGACTTCGAAGCGCTTTGCGTTCTTGACAGACCAGCCCTTGAGGTTGAATCCACAGGACGTGACATACCGATCCTCATCGTCATCGTCGTCGGGAACACCGCCACCAGCCGATGTAAAGGCGTTGTTCGAGACCGCACTACGCTTGCTGGTCCGACCACGCTTCATCTTGACCCGATCAAACTGATCAAGATCGAGTGCTTCACCTACGACCAACCACGATCCGAAGGACGTATCCTTGGCTGCATGGCGGGGGAGATAAAACAACCGAGCAGGGTCAACACACTTTTCGTCAAAGAACAGACCAAGCTCCGTGCAGAAACCAGCGTAACGCTCCTTCCACTCGTTGATGGCATCTTTCTGCGAGCCGCCGCGCTTGGCGAAGACGAAAGGCTCCTTAAGAGGGAACACCGCCCGAAACTTTGGCATCGGCTTGTGTTTTACTAGAATCACCACACCTTCGTCGGTGTGGTGAGAGTCGTCGATTATTTCCAAGTCCTCCACGATCAAGGGAAGTATTCCCTTGCACTTTATCAGGTAGTATCGGATGCCTTCTTCTTCGATCTCATCACTCTCATTCCACTTGAGGTAGTGGTCGCGCTTGATAACGCTTGTGTCCTTGAGGTGGCTGTGGGTAGTGTAGATGATGGCTTCGAGACCATACTTCTGGATGGTCTCCATCACGTCCGTCAAGGGAGCGCCCGAATCCAGATCAACACCGAGGATGTGGTTCTCGATCATGGCAACCGCTTTGCGCGCCCCATTCGCCGATTTCCCTTGCAGGAAACACGGACCATCTTTCTGACCTGCTGTGTGTTCTTGTAGCACTGTCTCAAACTGGCCGAAGGTGCTGGAAATCTCTTTCCACTTACCTTGGCCTTCGTCGCGGCGGCGACCTGTCATGAGAGTGATGGCGCGGGCCGATCCCGGTGTCATCAGGTCGAGGTCTTCTGGGGCATACCAATTAAGACCATCAAAGTCTGGCTTGCCTTTGGACATGAACACGCTGAGCGGGCACATATGCAGGCCCTGCTTCATACCGGGGATTGGATCGCCATCGATCATGTAGATCATCCCACCCTCGACATCGAAGGAGGGTTGCGGCACAACAACTTCCGGATTACCAGCCACAAAGACGCCGACAGCGAAGCCTTCTTCGGTGACGAGATCGATCCAAGGGTCTTCGGCGTGTGAGGCAAACGCACCTACTTCGAGTAGATCGTCGCTGGTAATGTAGCTACCGTCTGCTGCCTCGACAGTGACGGCTCCACTGGCACGACCCATCAGGTCGTGAATGAGTTGGGTGTAAGGAGGCATGGGTGACCTTATGCTGCGATTGGAAGGGACAGGATGGTCACCGGGCCGCCTGTGTTCTTATCGTGTTTGGAGGCAGCCAGAACGGCTTCCTCAGCGGTTGCTCCATGGGCCATGGCACCCAATGCGAGCAAACCACCTGAGCCGATTGCGGTGTAATCGGCGCAGATGGGAATGAGATAACCATTGTCGAACTCAAAGAGTTCGCCGGTCTTGTTGTCAATGATGAGGGCAGCGAACTCGCTACCGTTGTCGATCAATGGCTGGGGAACGTTGTCTTCTGGACAACCATCCTCGCACCACTGTTCCAGTGGTTTTCGAATCCACGCCATACCAGCAAGGGCCACCGTGTAGCGACCACACTCAGCGATCTTCTTGCGAGAACCATTGGTGATGCTACTGTAGGAGATCAAGGTATCAGCGGCCAGAAGGCCCGATCGATAAGCAATGGTTGTCATGAAGCCGTATCTCCGAATGCGGCTGCATGGTTAAGCTAGAATCGCGGTGATGTCAAGAAAGAATGTCACACAGAAAACGAACTGGACGGGAACGGACGACTTCGGACAAAAATAGTTTCACCGAATCAAAAGGCCCGGCCATCTTGCGACGGCCGGGCCACTGCCGGGAGCTTCACAGCGAGTTGGAGACAGACCTTAGCCTCCCGGCGGTAACTGCAAGGGGTGCCGGGCTCTGAACCCGTCCACAAGAGCCTCATCAATCATTCCGGGCACCCGGCGATCTCTTCTCATGCTTTGACCACTGTAGGTCACAATCCCCGATAAACTCGGTGACAAACCAATAGGACGATTCGTCCGGTTCGTCAAGAACTATTTACATCTCTTTCGCCAGAACCCCAACTCGAAGGTTGAGCATCGAACCTCAAGTCCCAAACATTTCTACCACTTAAACTGCGATCCGGTCTTATCCGACTTTCGTCTTATCCGACTTTCTACGCAGAGCGAGGGAGTCGAACCCTCATTCACTTCGGCAACGTCGCCAGAATACCCCTCTTTGTCATCTGCCTAGAACAGAAGGCCGAGGCGCTGGCGAAAAAGATGTTGTCCCGAAACTGTTGCTACGCTCGGGACCACGCGCCACCTAAGGGTGTGAAGCCCTAGGGATTTTGTCGCTTACGCGGCGAGACGAATCTCTTCGCGGGCGACGACCACATCATTGTCGTTGACAGTTGATGAATTTGATCCGCATAACGAGCGGTATCTAAACGGGGCGCTTCTCCACATCGGTCTTACGGATCGATCCTAATTCGCCCCCATCAACGCTTCCGAGGCCCTGCGGGTTGGTTACCGCCGTGTCTTCGAAGTTCTGAGCCTCGCAGCTCGGAAGCGATGGTGGAGGCGGCGGGCTCTGCCCCCGCGTCTCCGTTCAACTTCGATGGCCTTCTACGACCATAGTCTTCGTGCCGAAGCACTTGACGAGGAGAATAATAAGCGATTCGCCCATCACTGTCAACTTAAAATTTCGAGTGCTTCGAATTTTCTGAGCTGATCAGTAGTAGGCCGATGAGGAAACTTCCTTGACGCTCGCCACAAACAAGGGCTGCTGAATAGCAGCCAGCCGATCCGCGAGGCTTTTCGAATCAATCACAAACCGGGGGGAGCGCGCACTGTATCCGGCCCGGAACTCTGCTTCTGACAGAAGCTCCACATCTGTTGCCGAATGAAAGCGCATCTGGCGCTTGGCTGTGCCGGAGTGACAACCGAGTGTGGTCGCTACGAAATCAGCAGCCTTCGTTTGATCACCGAAAAGGCTTGCGAAGAATCGGTTCTGATCCTCAGCCGTTCCGTTGAAGCGCCAGTTGTCTACATTACGCCCCAGCGTCATCAGACCCCCGGTCCGAAGGCCGGGCAGCCAAGCCCCGACGAGACTGCGTTCAATACCGAAGTCGGCGGCAATCGAGTGAACCATCATGTTCAGCGCGCCGGAAACATCCAGCGTGACCAACTGTCCGGTCAAACCGCTCCAGCCACTGTAGGAAGCAAACCGCTCAACATCCTGAGAACTCTTACCAAGCAAACGCTGTAGCTGGCTGATCCCGAATGTTTGCTGGCGAGCAGAAAAGTCCATTAGTTATTCCACCTAAGATTTCTGAGAATCACTTAGGTAAGGTAAAAGCGAACGATTGTCAATTGAAAATTTCTGTCTGGCAGGGGAGCGGGGAATCGAACCCCGGTGGGCGGTTTTGGAGACCACTGCTTTACCACTAAGCTACACCCCAACAACCCGACTGCGCAGATATATCAACGCTTCGGGTAAGCCTTCGACGATCACCTGAATAACTACAGGGGATCGGATATTCAAATGGACGACGTTACCGAACACGCGGATCAAACCAGCGCCGGGGTAACGACCTCGGCCGGGGCTTCGGTTGTTCCAACGGGTCCGCTTGTAGTGGGTGAACTCTGCACCCTCGTGGGGGACTCCAAGGATCACAGCGCACTCAGCATAAAAATCGTCTACGTCCATTTCACCTCATAGTATGGAGCCGCCCACAGGGATCGAACCTGCGTCCTTTCGGAACCTCCGGGTTGCAACCGGGTGCCATTACCTCTCGGCCAAGGCGGCTTGATTGATGTATCATGTGGATTAACTGAGTCTACATGATATGTCAACTATTAAGTGGAGGAAAGCGGGGGCATCGAACCCCTGACCCCGGAGGGTCACGACAGCGTTCCAAGCTGATTAGGGAGCCGACCCACGCGCTTTCCATACTCAGTGGAGGAAGGTGGAGGCATCGAACCCCTGACCCCGAAGGGTCACCCCGGCTTAGCAAGCCAGTTAAGGAGCCGACCTTGGCACCCTCCTATATTGGAGCCGTTTTTCGGAATCGAACCGAATCTTCTCTCCCCTACCAAGGGAGTGCAGTCCCATCTTGCTCAAACGGCGTTACTTGTTACAACCCCCAGCCATGAACTGACGATCGATCTCTTTGACCACGTTGAACAAGGAGCCATCAGGCTCGACCAGAACGAACGTGAACTCTCCGACCTGCCGCACTTCGCATCGCTGGAGCGGAGATAAATTTTTGGATGCCCCTGTTGGGATCGAACCAACGTCTTCGCCTTCAAAGGGCGCTGACTTACCATTAGCCGAAGGGGCATCAGGTTGGTCAGTTTGTTCGTCAAGAACTTCCATAACTAACTCCATAAATTGGATGCCCGAGCAGGGGTCGAACCTACATTACAGGATTCAGAGTCGAGCGACTTGCCAATTAGTCGATCGGGCAAAACTGGGGTGAAGGACGGGGCTCGAACCCGCAACCTAGGGCTTCACAAGCCCCCGCTCTACCATTGAGCTACCAACACCATAATGACTGACATATGATGCACTAAACTGATTAGCGCCAGTATGGAAGCCATTTTGAAACATTATCTGGAGCCGGATTGGGGAATCGAACCCCAGTCTTCGCGTTACAAAGGCGCTTCTCTACCACTGAGATAAACCGGCATTAAACTTCTCGCATCTGGGATGCATAATAATTTTGGTGCGAGCAGTGGGGGTCGAACCCACACGAATAAATCACCGGGGCTTAAACCCGCCGCGTCTGCCAATTCCGCCATGCTCGCAATTCGTATTCTGGTGCGGGCCATCGGGATCGAACCGATACGGGTATCACCCCGCCAGACTTTGAAGCTGGTGCGTCTGCCAATTCCGCCAGACCCGCAATACTTGGTGTGCAAGGGGGGACTTGAACCCCCACGACCGAAGCCGCTGGTCCCTCAGACCAGTGTGTCTACCATTCCACCACTCGCACGTAAGTTTGGTGCGCCTTCCCGGACTCGAACCGGGATAACTCTCGGACCTAAACCGAGCGACTTTACCAATTTGCCCAAAGGCGCGCACAATCTCTTAAATTATCTCCAAAAAAAAAATGGTGGGTAGGTGCGGAGTCGAACCGCGCCCGGTTAAAGTCAGGTGTTACAGACCGTTTGCCACGTCCCGTGGCTGAACCTACCCAGAAACTTGATGATAAAACGAAAAAAGCGCCAGAACCCGGAGGGGCTCTGACGCTCTAAAAATGCTGGAGGAGCGGGTGGGATTCGAACCCACGGGGATGCTTTTTACACAAACCAACGGTTTTCAAGACCGCCGCAATAAGCCAGACTCTGCCACCGCTCCTTCTTGTGAAGAGAGCAGCGCGTCAGGGCCGCTCCCTTAGAAGGGTGACAGGGAACTATATTGACTATGCCAATATAGTAAGGTGCCCGTAAGGCATTGCAAGGAGGTCTGTGTGAACATGATGCGAAGTATATGGAAAGCTTCGTAGGAAGTCAACAACTATTTTCGCTGTCCCTACTTTTTTTTTGATCCTATCGATCGGAAGAATTTTTAATGGAGCCCCCGGAAGGAATCGAACCCTCGCTTGTGGGCCTAGAAAACCCTCACCCGCTCCACGGCGGGGGCCTGTATATGGTGCAAGAAGATGGGTTCGAACCACCGACGCCCTGATCTTCAATCAGGCGCTCTACCACTGAGCTATTCCTGCAATCTCTGGTGCCGCGTGGTGGACTCGAACCACCTCATTGACCTTCGGACGGTCACGACCGTTCCAGTCGGACGCAGCAAATTATCTGGTAGCCCCACCGGGGCTCGAACCCGGTTTGCCGCCATGAGAAGGCGGGCTCTTACCCATAGAGGATGGGGCCATTTAGCTTGGTGGTCTGCGTGGGAGTCGAACCCACAACCTTCCGCTTCGTAGGCGGGTGCCCTTCCAGTTGAGCCTCCAGACCGAACTCGTAAACTTTGGTAGCCCCACCGGGGCTCGAACCCGGTTTGTCGCCGTGAAAAGGCGATCTCTTACCCATAGAGGATGGGGCCATGAAACTTGGCGGCCGTGACGGGATTCGAACCCGCAACCTTCGGATAGACAATCCGCTGCCCAACCGTTGGGCTTCACGGCCAGTAAGATAAGTGATGGAGCGGCCGGTCGGATTCGAACCGACGATCGCGGGGTGGAAACCCACTGCCTTAACCACTTGGCCACGGCTGCATCATCACTCATCACTAACAACTTCGACTGGAGCGGGTGGCGGGGATCGAACCCGCGACCTTCTACTTGGCAAGCAGCTACTCTACCCCTGAGCTACACCTGCATCTAGTCGTAAACTATTGAATTTCTTGGTAGACCGAGTGGGGTTCGAACCCACGACCTCAAGATTAAAAGTCCCGCGCTCTGCCAACTGAGCTACCGGTCCTCACCAAGAACCAGCCGGGAAACGAAAAACGCCCTACCGGGCGTCCGGTAGGGCGTTCTTTACTTCTGGTTTGTCTTGGAGGATCAGGAGGGGTTCGAACCCACGACGCGGAGATTAAGAATCTCCCGCTCTACCCACTGAGCTACTGATCCGCTAAGACAAACCAGTAGCTAGGACGCACTACCGGGTTACGAGGTAAAACCTCGTTCTTCGCCTCTCCGGCGATCTCGTTTGGTAAATCCGTAGGTCATAGCAGTTACTCAAAATCCTGTTTGGTGGACACTGTGTCCGTTGTTGAAGCCGAACTATATGTGATTCGGTTTGTGATGTCAAATAAAAAATGACAGTCAGCGAAAATAATTGATGGTGGAGCCGGAGGGAATCGAACCCTCCTCACAGACCTTGCAAGGGTCCGTCGCCATCCCTTGGAACATGCGACCCCAAACTGTGGTGCTTCGTGTAGGTCCTGCCCCTACGACCTCTGCCATGTCGTAGCAGCGCTCTCCTAACTGAGCTAACGAAGCGTAGTCCCGGCAGGAATTGAACCCGCGCCCGGCCCTTATGAGGGGCTGGCTCTACCATTGAGCTACAGGACCAATTCAAAAATCAAGTCGTGCGATATATTTTCCTCCCCCGACCGTATCGAGGTAACCATCCTTCTGTGCGTTCCAACTCAAGCTCCGCTGAGTTGCCTCAACAGCCAGAAGCGCGTCTCGGTTCACCCGATCGCCGGCTTCCAGATCAGTGCGGGCGAGTTGGATACCCTCTTCGTAAGCAGTCAGGAACTTTCCATCATGCGACTTGGACCAGTAATCCCGAACGCCCCTCCACTCGGTATCGGACGGACCCGGATCGGTCTCACGCAGATTGTTACGACCACGATCGTAACTGATGTTGTAGCGTTCCACTCACTTCTCCTATTTTGGCTCGGCAGGGAGGGTTCGAACCTCCGCCCTTTCGGGGACTCCGGTTAACAGCCGGGCACATTACCACTCTGTCACCGCCGAACATAAACTTGTAGTGAAACCTCAACCTACTATTCTAACTGGGAGTGCGAGTCGTCAACTCATCCACCAGCGACGTTTCGGCCTTTTGGTCTCACTCTTACGGGTGACTAATCCCCGCGTTTCGGCCATTACAGCCTATTCAAACTGGTCCACAGAGGTGGGCTCGAACCACCGCAAGACGCCGATTATCGGTCGGCCGCTCTACCAACTGAGCTATCCGTGGATGGTTGGTGATGCAGGCTCTGCCCCTGCTACCTCCTGCTTGTAAAACAGGCGCTCTCCTGAATGAGCTAATCACCAACAAACTCTTTGTCCCATCCGATTTTACGGATGCCGGGGACGAAACTGACAAGGCGCTCTAACCGCTGAGCTACACGGGGGCGTGCCCCATGGCCGGATTCGAACCGGCGACCTCCTCGTTCTACAACCGTCCCGCACACGCCGGTTAATTACTCCGGCTTAGACGCGTCTCAACGAGACGGTTCGAAATGGTGCCAGATAGTTGGACTCGAACCAACGACCTTGAGGTTATGAGCCTCCTGCTCTACCGCTGAGCTACACTGGCATTAACTGGTCAGGTGAGCAGGATTTGAACCTGCGATCCTCTCCGTCCGAGGGAGATGGGGACGGCCGGACTCCCCTACCACCTGATACTCTTTAAACTGGTCTAAGTGGTAGGGTTCGAACCTACGGTCTTCTGGTCCCAAACCAGACGGATTACCAACTTTCCCACACCTAGAAACAAAATCGGGGGCCATGTTTCCATGGCCCCCGATCGAAATGACTGCTGAGAACTGAGACAGGGCTTAGTCTCGTGTTCCTTCAACGCACGCCATCGCGACCGGGACCATAATGGCCGGTGCTGCGGGGTTATTTATGGCGACTACGTTAAACATGATAGAACTCTAAAATCCTTTATACCGGGATGTCCGGTCTTGAAGCTCGAAGTGTAACAACATCCGATTCGGATGTCAACTAAAAAATTACACCGATTGTGTGAACCACTACATTTCACACCATTGTCACCGTAATTAGAAGCGCCCGGCGGTAGGGTATGGACCAGTTGATCCGCTACTTGTCCAACTCCCGGTCCTCTCACTAGCGCTGCTCCGGGCACAACCCCGGTTAACCGCATGGTGAAAACCACTGAGCGAACTCACTCAAGGTGTCCCCTGAGCTTTCGCGGCTGGTAAATCGGCGTTCCCGAAGGAACTGAATGCGAGGATATTCGAACTACCCATGGTTACCTTCCGGGTCAACCCTGCGGACAGGGAAGTAGACGGTCTTCGAACATCACTCGCAACAAGGGAAGCGGACCAAAGTTCGCGAAGCAGCCGGCCCGGTTTTTCTTGCCGGTATCCGCTTCCCATGATGCAAGTGAAACATCTGTGATCAAGCCAGTGGCTCAAAGCACTAGCAACACCCCTAAACGGTTTCTATCCGGGTCTGTGCTTGACTCCGTTCGACGGGAGACCACTCGCCTTAAACCTATCGGGTAACCACTAGCCTGATCACAGATGTAATAAAGGTAGCTAGGTGGAGGGAGTCGAACCCCCACAGCACACAGTGATGCGCGATCAAGTCACACCACGTAGACCGTGTTGCCTAAATCCTCCCGGAACACTTACGACGATTATGTGTCAGACCCACAACCATCCAGTGCGACAACCACCTGCCAAATAAATCACTTGTAATAAGGCCCTTCAAAGCCGCCTAAGATCACTAACCGAAGACTTTCCAACCTAGTGTTAATTAACCAGCACGCTAAGTTGCGTGTCTAGCAAGAAGGGCTTTATTACGAGTGAAATCGATGTCTACAAAGACCCAGCGGGTTTGCAGCGACTCCCAATGCACCAAGCCACGGCTCGACGTTACTGGACCTAGCGCTTCGACGATCCGTCTGCATACGAGTAGCTGGGATCGACCTGACCTGCGGGCACCGAGGAGAAGGTAGCTAACCTCCTTTGCTGGGCCTATGTAGAAACCGACTCACAACTTACTGCGGATCAGGTAATTTTTCGTCCTACTAAGCCGAGCACTGCGGCGGTTCGTCACATCGAGCGTCACCTAGCAACACTCTTACCATCTTCCTGCTGCTGTTTGCAACCAACTAACCGGGGCGTAGATGCATCCCTGAGCCGCAATAAGTCGTGAATAAGAGCAGGCTGAGATTACACCTACTACGATCCGTCATTCGCTGGATTACAGTGACCTTGCGAGTCACCTTGCCAACTTATCCACCAAGCCCCTTGCGGTAGCCTAGTTCCGGATCAACGCCGCCTATTTTTCCCGGTTCTCACGGGACCGCTGGCATTAGCGGTGACACTGCATGATATTCGGCAGTTGCGATCCCGTTGACTGTCTCCAGCCATTAAGGGCTTGCGGGCCCAACGAAACTTCTTCCACCAACCAACCATCACCTTGCGAGATCAGGTCGGGCCGCATTGGGTAAACCCTACGGCATTAGGCGTCTTTCACATGCAGTCGTGACAATCTTTGCGTTTTATAACAACCAAAGGGATTGAACCTTCGACCATCGGATTATAAGTCCGCTGCTCTACCGCTGAGCTAGATTGTGCAAGCCACCGAGACGAGCTATCACCTAGTTCCCGTGACGTTTCCGCCAAAGGAATGCTAGTCGCCTCATATCCGTCACCCTGCTAAGGGCTACCAAGATCGTCAAACAGGATGTGAACCCTGAGAAACTGATCACCGCCCTTGGCCGCTAAGCCTCGAACTTGTGACCTTGTGCTTTGTCATGTGACCAAACAGTTTGGCGAGAGGCCAAGGGCCGCCAAGCCCTCCTTTTGGGAACCACCGTCGGCCGTTCCCTTATCCCCTACAGGACCTCTATCTGTCTGGCAGTTTCTCCAGTCGGGTGACCCCGGTGAAGAACCCCTCGCGGGATTGACTGCACTTGCCTGAGTTGACCGACCGAAGTCGGCGGGGTTATGTGACCTTACCCCCTTTATGTGAGTTGCCTCACACTGTCGCCATCAGGCTGGTATTCCGTCTCTCTATTAGGTGATTCGATTCGTGTCAACACTTAATCGAAACGCCTCGTCGAGATATTCCATGACTTACAGCGTGACAGTCGCACTTGCGCTGGATCGGCCTATCGTTTGGGGGCCGGTGATCTCAGAGCTTCCCCTGTTCTACCCGCCCTTTACACGAAACGTATCCTCACCAGACCGGCCACTGACTCGCTCGTGCCCAAGTTAGACACTGCGGGGTCAGAGTGACTCCGGCTGCTCCTGCCCCTCTGAAAATCATGGGACCGACGTTGTGAGGGTCAAATACATATTCACACTAGCGGTGTCAACATAAAAATGACTGTCAGTGAAAATAAATTTTCACAGCCCTCACTATAAGAAAAGGGCCGCCACTTGCGTGACGGCCCTTCCTCTTGGGCTTACGCTGTTCGTTCAACGTTGAAGCTTGTTAGATCAGTTCCCTGCGATTCGTAAGGATTAAACCTGACCCTTGAGCTTCGAGGTGCCACGCCAGATAAGAAGCCCTTCGACCACCGGTCCCACGCCATTGATCTGTTGGAAAACCTTGCGGCTCCAGAACAGGGCCGGGGTGCCGTCAGCATCACGGTGGCGCTTGCGGGCCGCCGCCAACTTGCCTTCGGCCTTGTCAGTCAGAGGAATGAAGAACGAGACGCCTTTGATGGTGCCATTTTCGTCCTTATACGCCTCCGGCAGTTCACCGAACGGGTAATCTTCGATACCCGCCGGGCGACCACCCCGACCGGGAATCACAGCTTCGGTCATCAGCACCTGCTTGGTCCCGCCCCGGAGTTCAGCGGGCGGAGCCGCCTTGGTTGCCTTACCGGAAGCCGAAGCTCCCTGCTTTCCGACCATCGTAGCTGCCTCAGCCGACTGCTTCTGCTTCCCGATCGCCGGGGTGGCTTCTGCGGTCTTCTTGCTGCGAGTCTGCTTGGCAGGGGTAGCCGGCTTGGCTGCCTGCTTCTGCTTCTCGCTTACCTGAGTCGCTTCGGTGGTCTTCTTCGCACGGGTGCGGGTGGGCTTATTCGTTTCAGTCTTCATGTGTAACCTCCATTTTGTTGCTGGTGATTCGGTCTCTAAAGACCTCCACCGAGTTGGTCAAGAAAAAAAGTTTGTCAGAGTGCAAGAACCAACGAAGAAGCATCTTCGGTCAGTTCGATATAAGCCTCGGTGGTTTCCATACGAGCATGGCCCATCAACCGCTGAACGTCACGAAGCGAGCAGTGGTGAGAGTTAGCCGTGCGGGCAAGCTGAGTGCCAAAAGTTCGGCGACCCGAGTGGGTGGACGCGCCCTCAAAGCCAAACGTCTTAAGCATCTTGAGATAGTAAGTCTTCAAGGCTTCCGGAGACATCTGCTTGAACTCAGCGTCTTTGGGGATCGGCCGACCGCGTGCCATAATCCAACGGAAAGGCTGCGAAGAGATTGCGACGCACTTGGCGTTCGGATATTCCTTCCGGAACTCTTCCAGATACGTCTTGATAAGCCCGTTCATCGGGATTTCACGCATTCGCTGCTTCTTACCCACGTCGGAGAAGATGCTGATCTGCTTGGCGACCGCACCATCGACATCGGTCATGGCGCTGATTTTGATCTTGGCGATCTCACCGACACGCAACCCTGCCTTGAAGGACAGGGCAACGATCAGTTTGTCACGGGCCGGCATGAGGCTGGTTGCTTCGATGTGACCGAGCAGCCGCTTGAACTGCTTCTCGTCGAAAGTCTTGGCACGCTTGATAGCCATAGTGTCTAACTCCTTTGTTGTTTCGGTAATCGCGAGTTAACGCGATTCGCTACCGTTGTCAACGAAGAAGTGGAGGAACTAATGGAACTACGAGAACACCGAGAAAGGAGGGGTAGGAAGACCTACTTCCAGATAAGAAAGGTGATGGTCAATGCGACGCACCGCGAGAATCAACTTGGCCGCCTCAGCATCATAGACCTCTTTCATCATGTGGCAATGATCGTAGAGGCGGTTCATATAATCGAGTTTCAACAAGGCTAGGTGCTTGACCGCCACCACCAAGATCGGGTTATCCTCTTCAACCACTAAAGTGAAGTCATAATCGATCGTTAAGTCGATGACCTCGGGTTGCATGGTTTCACTGATGAATCGAATACGATCAATGTTAGAGCATCCATCAGGCCCGGCCGCACGGTGATCCGAGACCAGAGCCTCGTGGATTCCTTCTAGCGACATCATTTGGCTTTTGGACATGCACACCGCTCAAATTCAGGATCAGAGGAATCGATAAGCGCACCCTGCCAATCAGGACAGAAGTGTAATGATGGATTCAGAAAGCGGCACTCGTCTGGGATGACACCTTCTCGCTCGATGTCATTGCACTTAATGGGGCTCAAGCCTCGTGGCATTACGCAGTCTCCTTGCGGTCACATCCGTGGACAGGACAATCTTGATGGTAGCGGACATACACCTTCCAGCGATGCTTCTGGCGTTTCTCGTCGAAGATGCGTTCGATCACATCGATCCGTTTGTCTTCGGGCACCTTACCTTGGCATAGGCAAGTGTCGTCATCCCACTCTGTAGGTAGGGTTTTGGAGGAAATGGTGCTACCATTAACGATGATCATAAGAAACGCACCGACATTATGAATACACACATAGCAATTTTACATTGACAGTGCAAGAGAAATCGTCTAGCTGGTGTCCGAATCAGGAGAACTTTATGGACATTGCCACCTTCACCGATCAGGACATCGACAACTACTGTGAGTCTCACGTGGCTATCATGCGAGACGAGCTATGGGCTCAACGTTACGCAGCCCGCTATAAAGCTATGCTCGATGCTTCTCTGGAAAATCGCTTTGCCACCATCGAAGAAGAAATGACCGATGCCTGCAAGGCTGTGGACTTCCCGCCTCACGCCAGCCGCTTCCCCACCAAAGCACAACTGGCGAAGGCCCGGCAGCCTCAGATGGTCGGTGTATCCATTGCCGTCTCCGCTGCTAAGCTTCAAGGGAAGACATCACTCCTTCTCATGATTCTGGACATGCTGGCTGATGCGGGGGCTTTGTCAGTCGAAGAAACGCGCTGGATGACGAACAACATCGGAGACTTTGTTCACTGTAAGCGTGGTATCAACGAGGAAGTTGTTGAAACCCTTGATCTCGATCTCGACCTTAACGTCTTGTATGAGATGGGCCGGCGGACAAGCCGATGAACACTCCCTACAACATCATCACGATCCTACATGACCCGGACAATCAAAGAGCCATGGTGTTGGTGGATCACATCTACGCATTATTGATGCCACATAGTGTGGGGATCAGCACTACTTGGAATGATGGTATTGAGGAACATCGTTTCGAAATACCCGGATAAGTCGTGGAACTATCTCAAAGCCACAACCGCTATATCATCACTGCCCGCGAGACTCGCTGGGCGGAGTTGCGTGACGCCGGTTGGATATTCGATCGGAACAACCGGTTCTATACCACCACCGACTGGCGCAAAGCGGCTGAGTATATTGACTGGGCCGACACGGACGAGTTGTGGGACGATCTGGATGCCAAGCTGACCGAACTCGAAGAAGCGATGAATGCCTCTTACTCGATGTTCGCCGAAGCTGAAATTGCCCGGCCGCATCTGATCAACCACAAAGGGGAGGTGCTGGATTATTTACCTTACCAGAAGGCTGGTATCCTATATGCTTCTGAGCGTGATGACACACTGATCGGGGACAGCCCCGGCCTCGGTAAGGGGCAACCTCTTTGGGCGAAGGTTCTGACGCCAGCCGGTTGGCGGCTTATGGGTGAGCTTCTGGTGGGTGATCCGATCATTGGCTCTGATGGGCTCACCTATTACGTCACTGGTGTTTACGATAAGGGTGTCCTACCTGTCTATAAAGTGGTGTTCAGTGACGGGGCAGAAACTCACGTAGATGGTGATCATCTTTGGAAGGTTCGACGCAAGCGAATCCAACGGAAAGATAAATCGTATTTAGAACCCGATTGGGAGATAATGGAAACCCGCGAGCTAATTTCGCGTGCTTATCCTACTGGTATTAAAGATAATAAGATTGAAATACCACTTTTCTTAGGAGCGCAAAATAAGATTCAACGATGGAAACCGAGGGTAAAATATAGCCCCAAGCGCATGTTCAAGTCGATAGAGAGTTTCAGTGAAGAACCTGTTCGCTGTATCTCTGTGTCTTCCCCAGATAAACTATATGTGACAGATGATTACATCGTAACGCACAACACGATCCAAGCGATTGGCCTGATCAACCACCTTGGGCTGACCAACGGGATCATCGTATGTCCCTCTACCTTGAAACTCAACTGGCTCAAGGAGATAATGAAGTGGTTGGTCGATAAGGACTTAACCGTCGGGGTCGCGGCGGGTTCCGACATCCCAGACACCGATTTCGTAATCATCAATTATGACATCCTCCACAAGAACCGGGAGAAGCTGTGGGCTGAGCATTGGGATATTCTGGTTTGTGATGAAGCCCAATATCTATCTAACGGAGGGTCGAAGCGGACTCAGGCTATTTTTGGAACTTGGAATTTCAACCCCCGCACCGCCTTATGGTATCGCAAGAGCGAAAGGATCAAGCAGCGGTCTGGTGGCACGCGTAAGCTATCCTGCTTACCTGCCAACTATCGGGTGATGCTGACCGGAACGCCGATGATGAAGCAACCGAAGGATATGTGGACGATGATCCGCGACTTCGATCCCGAAGGGCTGGGCAAGAGTTGGGAAGATTTTGCCTTCACTTACTGTGATGGGGTGATGTCATCCTTCGGCTTACAAGCCACCGGTGGCTCGAACCTGTCCGAACTCAATGAGAAGCTTCGCCGGGCGTTTATGATTCGTCGCCTTAAGTCGAATGTTCTCAAGGACCTCCCGGAAAAGCTACGGCAGGTTATCGTGTTTCCGCCTGAGGGTTTGAAAAAGACCATCAAGACTGAGCGTGATAAGTTCACCGATGCGCTCGCCATGTTGGACGCAGCAAACACCGGAATCCAATACAATAAGAAGCTGGTCCTCGAAGAAGTGGACCCGGCGCTTATCCTCGACACAATGGCGCTTATCCTACCGCAAGGGTTCGATTCACCAGAGATTGATGACCTCGACGTAGGGGAGCTTGCGCCGGGCTTTGCAGCCTACTCAGAGGCCCGTAGAGACCTTGCACTGTCCAAGGTCCCGATGGCGGCCGAACACATCCAGCGGCTTGTAGACGCCGGTGAGAAGGTGATTGTCTTCGCGATCCACAAGGACGTTATCTCGGAGCTTCACACAAAGTTCCCGAATGCTGCCCGGATCGTCGGTGGGATGGGCGCAAAGAAGGTTGAAGCTGAGAAGCTGCGTTTTCAAGGCGACAAGGATGCGAGGATCGCTCCTGATCCAGAATGCAACGTCATCTTGTGCAACCTCAAGGCTGGGGGCGTGGGTCACACTCTCACTGAGGCTACCTTCGTAGTGTTTGTGGAGATGTGGTCAGTGCCGGGGGATATGGAGCAATGCGAAGACCGGGCACATCGTTACGGGCTTGAACACAATGTCATGATTCACTTCCTTGTGGTTGATGGCACGATTGATGCACTCACCATTCAGACACTCATTGACCGTATCTCAATGATCCAAGAAGGTGTGGATGGAATACAACCTAAAATGAAGATGGGGAAATAATATGGAATATGATTACGAAGTGAAGTCGTGGCCGTGGTTCTTTGAAGAGATGGTCGCCGGTCGTAAGAAGCACGACATGCGTGACAAGCGCGATCGCGCCTACGCCATCGGAGATCGGATGCTCCTGCGTGAGTTCGATCCCCGGAACGGCCAATACACCGGCCGGGCAGCGATCGCCACGATCAGCTACATCACAGACAACGTGACTCCTTGCGCCATGTCGTCGTCGGCTCTGGACAACTCCTATGCAATTTTGTCGGTCACCGTCGAGATACCACGCCTTTACGTGGACGGTCTGCTTCACACACCAGCGCCGGGTTACTGAACCGCACACCGACATTTAAGCTTGACAGTCACCGACAGTTATGCTTAACAGTGATCGTCCCGCCAAGGAAACCTCATGCAACAACATCCGACACAAGCAACACCATCGGCCTGTCTCTCCGACAGCCAGTGGCAAGCCCGTATCAATCACAACCAAGCGGTTGCCGAGGTTTCGAGCCTTGAAGGGGCGATCCAGATTTACAAGGGGCGTTACTTCTGGCCGCTCCAGCCTAAGCATCCCGGCAATTCGATCGACATCGAGACGATCGCTCACACCTTGGCTGTGATGACACGCTGGGGTGGTCAGACCGCCGATCGCTATGGTGACCCCGTGCGTTACTCGGTCGCCCAGCACTCTGTCCACGTCGCGGACATCTGTTCCCTCAATCGTAATAAGCTGGTGCCCAAGTGGGATTGGTCCTTGTCCGAATCACCAGCCATGCTTGGCCTGCTTCACGATGCTCCAGAAGGTTACGGCTTTGCTGATCTTGTCCGTCCGGTCAAGTATTCGGTGACCGGCTACAAGGATGGTGAAGATGCTCTTATGGAGCATATCATCGAAGAACTGAAATGCCCGGTCGATCAGGCGATCCGGGAATGTGTCCGTCGAGTGGATAACATGATGGTGTTCCTCGAACGAGATGAACTCATGGGTCCGCCGGTTATGCCGTATTCCAATGAACATGACCACCCGCGACTCACGATCCACGATGTGGTGCCTGAGTTCCGTGTCTGGTCGGCCAAGGAAGCCAAGGATCGCTTCATTCGCCGCTTCCAGACCATCATCGAAACCGAAGGCAATTACGAGCCCTTGGAATACACCAAAAGAGGATACCTCCTGTGAACATTCACATCCGACTGCAAGAACCGATTCTCCCCGAAGGTGCCGCCATCGACGCCGATGTGAGTAGCGCCAACGATCTCGCCTTCCTGTCCGAAGCGATCCTTAAGGTTTACGAAGAAGCCGATATGGCCCGTGTCCCGACACCCGGCATCCGCCTGCTTGAAGCCAAGGTTAATCGCATGGTCAAGGCAGTCATGGATGGCCTCCCGGCGGAAGTGAAGCTGGACATTGCGAACAAGGCCTCCCTGTGAACTGCTGCCCGCCCCTGATCGGTCGCAGTGATGTAGACCCTCGTATCGAGCGCGAGGATAAGATACAGGCTTACGAAGTAGAAATCCAACAGCGGGCCGAGCGCATCGGTAAGTGGGATCAGTTCTACATTGGTATGGCGCAATACATCGCCACAGCCAGTAAGGACCCATCCACCAAGGTTGGTGCTGTAATCGTTCGGCCGAACAACACCGTTATGAGTGTTGGTTACAATGGCTTCCCTCGCGGGATGTCGGATGATCCTTCTCTCTACGCCGATCGGGAAACAAAATACAGCCGTATCGTCCACGCGGAAATGAACGCCATTTTGAATGCCCATGGCCCAGTTGAAGGTTGCACTCTGTATTGCACGTTCACTCCATGTGATCGCTGCGCCGTCTTTGTGGTTCAATCCGGGATCACCCGCGTTGTGAGCCCTGAACCGACTTCCGAACAGCTTGAACGGTGGGGCACGAGTCTCGCCGCTACACGCGCCATTTTTCAAGAAGCGGGTGTCATGATGACGACGCTTTCCTCCGAGGAATAATATGACATCCCTACCTGAAACCAACTGGCGCGACGCAACGGCCGAAGAACTTGCGGGGGTATCAGCCAACCCCCTTCTGGACGAACTAAAATTCATACAGGTCCCGACGACCACCGAACAGGCTGTGGATGGGTTAACTGCTCAGCGACTCAAAGCACTGCCCAAGAAGGATGCCGCCATGCTTGGCGACTCCGGTTACGAACGCATCGAAGCCGATCACTATTGCACGCCTCCGGAGAATGTGGACTGCTTGCTCCAGCACGTCAACATCCACCCTAACGTATGGGAGTGTGCAGCCGGTAAGGGCGACATCTCGCAGCGCCTGACGGACTTCGGCCACACTGTCTGGTCGAGTGACATCATCGACTACGGTTACGAAGATCGTTTTAATCTTGGGGACTTCCTCAAGATGACGAAACTGCCTGATCCGTCGATCAAGGCGATCGTTTCAAACCCGCCGTATGCCGGCGATCTTCCTGAGCAGTTCATCAAGCACGCACTCAAGCTGATGCAGCCTGTCAAAGGACAGGTCGCGATGTTCCTGCGTAACGAATACGATGCCGGTAAGGGTCGTATGCCGTTGTTCGGACTCCCACCCTTCCACAAGAAGATCGTGGTCACCAAGCGCCCTCGCTGGGTCGTCGGCTCCACGGGTTCGCCGCGTCACAATTACTCATGGTTCGTATGGGACTGGCGACACAAGGCTGGTGCCGCTGGAATCGCTTACTCTCACCCCGATTTCGCTCCCAGCCCTACCGGCCTGAACTGAGGTTTCCATGGAATATCTTGAACTGGTTGCCCAGCACGGCGGAATCCGCCCGGCTGCTCGCGCCCTCAACATCGCAGAATCTACACTTCGCTACCGCATGAAGCGCGACATTACAGCGCAGGAAGACCTTGGGGAGCAGATCGAGTTCGTGTTCACCTCGAACCGACCACTACGCCCGACTGTCTATGAGCCTCTGGCACATAACCGCTTCTTCATCCTGACTTCGGCACAAGACTGCTCAGACATTCATCAGGACTTCTGGGATGCACTCAACGTCTATGCTCACTGGCTTGGTGAGTGTGAGATCATTGTTTCCGGTTTCACCTATAGCAAGAAACTGTTTGAGGATCACGACACCCGTTCACTCAAGGTCGGATTCCATCCCTCCATTGATGACTTCATCGTCCACGACCGCGTGCGGCTGGGTGACGAAGTTGATTTCTGCGGTGAAATGAACACACTTCCGACTGCGGTCACCCCGCTGTCTGGTTTCGCTACCTACACCCGCGCTCGCTGGGGCATCTTCCCGCATCCGAAAGTCCAGTTGGAATCGGTCGCGACCATGAAGCACGAGCGGGCCAAGCAGTTGATGACCACTGGCTCGATCACTCTACCGAACTACGTCCGAAAGAAGGCAGGCATCAAGGCAACCTTCCACCACCAGATTGGTGCTGTATTGGTCGAGATGACTCCGGACGGTGCGACCTATTGCCGCCATCTGCTGTCCACCGATCTGGAGAATGGCTCGTTCTACGATCTCGATCGGTATATCACCAACCAAGGGGTAACCACCAACCACCGAGTGGAAGCCATCAGTTACGGTGACATCCACCACGAAAAGCTGGACCCAGAAGTTGCTAAGCTGACATGGGGCTACGATGTGTCCGCGCAGGAAGCATGGGATATTAAGAACTTCCAAGACCCGGAAGACCCTCGCCCGCTGCCACTGATTTACAGCCTGCGTCCAAAGTATGAGTTCTTCCACGACCTCAGTGATTTCTCACCGCGTAATCACCACAACATCAAGGACCACCACTTCCGGTTTGCCGCGCACACTCGTGGCGGACAGAACAACAACGTCCAGTTGGCGTTGAAGGGCTGCGCTGCGTTCATCAAGCAGGTTCACCGGGAAGACTGCACGTCAGTCATCGTGGAATCTAACCACGATCAAGCACTACTAAAGTGGCTCAAGACGGCTGACTACCGGGACGATCCGGAGAACGCGCTGTTCTTCCTGAGTTGCCAGAAGTGGCTCTACACACAGATGCAGTCGGGTAACCAGTCGCCGGATGTGTTTCAGCAAGTCATGCGTGAGATGGGAACACCTGAGGACGCTGTGTTCTGCAACGAAGATCAGTCGTTCATCATTTGCGGCGACATCGAATGCGGGATGCACGGCCACCTTGGTCCGAACGGTTCGCGTGGCTCGCCACTGGCAATCAGCCGATCCGGCCGGAAGTCGAACACCGGACACACCCACAGCCCCGCCATTCGTGACGGTGCCTACGTTGGCGGTGTCTCTGGGAAATTGGACCTCGGTTACAACAAGGGCCCGTCTTCGTGGTCGCAGAGTCACATCATCACATACCCGAACGGGAAGCGAACGATCATCACGCTCAACAAGGGAAGATTCCACGCATGATTATCACCGTCGAATCCGGTTACGGGCTTGTTTATGAAATAGAGATTGATGAAATGGACATCGATACTGCGAAACAACCCCTAAGTCTGATCATGAGTCAGATCGGTAAGCACCTGCCAAGTATGCTTGAACTTCGCAAACAACAGGTTGATGATTTTACAAGTAAACTGCCGTGACCTACGATGATGACCAGACGCTCCTCCTAGACGACCGGTTCTTCCACCGGTTGGTCCGGGGAGGTATGAAAGCAAACTTGCGTCTCGGCGAGCGGGCTGTGTCTCCGGGTCGGCTGGTCTTTCATTCCACCAGTGGAAACTACCGGCCTGTTCCGGTTTACATCGATCGTGTCATCAACACGACCTTTCGTGATTTGAGCGACTACGATGCGATCCAATCCGGATACGCTGATGCTGATGCAGCCCGGCAAGACATGCTATATTTTCACCCCGGCATCGCGTGGTCCTCACCGGTCACGGTGCTTCGTTTCGAAAGAGACAGATGAGCGACCCCTGCAATTACGTCGATCCTCTCAAGAACTCCATCCTCACGATGTTCTTGGGCCAGTGCTTAGGTAAGGGGTCGTCCAGAGAAGTTTACGAGTTGGTGCATGATGCGTCGCTTGTGATGAAGGTTGAGACCTCTTCCCGGACTTTTCACAACCAAACGGAGTGGCTGGTCTGGCAAGAGATGAAGGAATGGCCGATCTCGGATTGGTTCGCGCCTTGCACTGACATCGATCCGTATGGGAACGTGCTGATCCAGAAGCGGACCGAACCCTTTGATACCGATCGGAAATTCAAGGCGGCTCTAACCCGGACACGGGGAGGTGTAATCCCGTCGGTCCTGCACGACATCCATTTCGCCAACTTCGGGATGCTCGATGGTCAGGTGGTCTGCCACGACTATGGCTACCACGGCTTCTTCGAACAGATCGGCCGCAATATGTCGATCCATGCTGGATACATCACCTACGATGATCCTTACGACGAAGAAAAACACGATTTTACTGATGGAGGTCAACTTGTTCTCGACATTTGAACTAATTGAAAAGATCACTGATGCAATCCTGTGGGTGAGTATCATTGTCTGTGCCTTCCTTATTTTGTCCGGCTTAAATGGAGATGATGATGACCCAGACGGCCTCACCTGAGGACTATCCCCCGGACGGACTCTGGGAAGACAACGGTCGTTTCTATTTTCAATGCCTCTCCTGCGGGAATACTACCGAATGGGAGGATGCTCCCGGAGATTTTGAGTTTGGTCACTACGCGAATGTGTGCGGCGGCTCGCCGCGCTGCCTGCCCTGACCGCCATTTTAAGTTGACAGTGCCACTGTTTTGTGGTTAACAGACCATCCCTTTAATAGGTAGTCCCTTGAAGCTCAAGCCGAAAACATATCGTCGCCTCGTGTTCGACGCGGAAACCGATGGCCTGCTTAATCAGGTCACGGTCTGCCACTGTGTGGCTGTTCGAGATTACGACACCGGGCAGCGCTGGGTGTTCCGAAAGAACAAGCGCGAGGACACGATCCACAAGCTGTTCGCGCTGCTGGACGACGCCGAGGAAATCTGGGGGCACAACATTGTGGCCTACGATATTCCCATGCTGGAAATCCTTTTCGGATACCAGCCGCAAGCACGAATCCGCGACACCCTGATCCTTGCACGTCTCATGTTCCCTGACCAGAAGGACAAGGACTTCCGGCTCTATGAGGGCGGGAAGCTTGAAGGTAAGCTGATCGGCAAGCACACGCTCGATAGTTGGGGCCAGCGCCTTGGTATGTATAAGGGCGACTACAAAGCGATCAAGGAAGCCATCGGCCTCGAACGGGGATACCTCAAGGACTCAGAGGAAATGCGCCTCTGGGTGTGGGGGACTTGGACTCAAGAACTGGAAGAATACTGCATTAACGACGTTGATGTAACCTGCCTTCTCGTCAAGATGGTGGAGAGCCGTGATGCATCCCCAGATGCTGTTTATGTGCAGCATCGTCTTGGTGACCTTATGGCCCGGCAGCAAGACAACGGATTCCCGTTCGACGCACCACGCGCCAAGATACTCGCCGGTGAACTGGTGATCGAGCAGGGAGACCTCGAAGCCAAGCTCGCAATTTCCTTCCCCGGCCGCTTCATTCCTAAGAAGCGGATGGATACAGCACCCATCGGCCGAAACGTCAACGGCGGAGATTTCCCGGATTTCTGGGGAACCGCTGAGATCACCTTCGATTCCAATCTATCTGCTAGCGAGGCGATTGCCAAGCAGCGTGGAGAAATGGAGGAACTGGTGCCAGACCGTAGATGGTATGGTTACCCAGAAACCAAGCCAAAGGATGCACTGAACTTCAAGGACCCACTCCGCGCTCGCTACAGCGCTGGGGCTCACTTTACGCCAATCGTGTGGCAGGATTTCAAGCCAACATCACGCCCACAGATTACCGACCGGCTCCAAGAGCTTGGCTGGGAACCTGAGGATGAGGACTACACCGAAAAGGGCAACGTCAAAGCGAACGACGTGATCCTGCGGCGCATCGTCGAGCGGTTCCCGGTCGCCGAAGACCTCGCCGATCTGCTCGCGATCCGCAAGCTGATGGGCCAGTTGGCTGACGGTAAGCAGGCATGGCTCAAGGTCTACAATCCAACCTCAGGCTGCATCCACGCTTACGTAAACCCCTGTGGTGCTGTCACCACACGTGCCACCCACGCGTTCCCTAACCTTGCTCAGGTCCCAGCCGTTCGAAAGAAGAAGCCGCGTATCTCGGCCCTCCAACCGATCGTCAAGCCTACCGGTATCATCCGACCGAATGCTGTCTTCAAGGGCGGTCCGGTGCTGGTCATGCACGGCGGTGTGCGTTGTGATAACTGGCAGACACTCGATCACGAAGAACTCAAGAAGGACGACGACGGCAACCCGGTTATCGAAGTCATCATTCTCGGACTCAAGGGCGGCTGGGGCTATGAATGCCGCTCGCTGTTCACGGTCTATGAAGGCTTCAAACTGGTCGGGTCCGACTTGGCTGGTATCGAACTCCGCTGCCTCGCCCATGAAATGGCGAAGTATGATGGCGGCGCTTACGGGCAGGTTCTTCTCGAAGGCGACATCCACTCAGAAAATCAGCGCCTCGCTGGTCTGGATATGCGCGACACGGCTAAGACCTTCATCTACGCCTTCCTCTACGGGGCTGGTGACGAGAAGATCGGGCGCATTATTTCGCCCATGTCTAGCCCAGTTCAGCAAGCCAAGATTGGTAAGGAACTCAAGCAGAAGTTCCTCAAGAACTTGCCGGCTCTGAACAAGGTGATCCGTGACATCCAGCGTCAAGCAGGTCGCAAGTTCCTTGAAGGGCTCGACGGCCGCCGGTTGTTCGTGCGTTCCAAGCACGCGGCGCTCAACACCGACCTACAAGGAATGGGCGCAACGATCGCCAACTGGTGGCTGATCTTCATCGAAGACATGCTCTACGACGAGGGCCTGACCTACGGATGGGATGGAGACTTTGTGTTCTGCGCTTGGGTCCACGACGAAGTTCAGATCGCTTGCCGGGAAGGTCTGGAAGAAAAGGTTGAAGAAATCTGTGTCAAGGCCGCCGCGAGAGCAGGAGAATATCTGAACTTTGCCCTCCCGGTCGATGCATCATCGTCCAATGGCTATGCGTGGCACGAAACTCACTAAGGAAATCCCATGATTGATACTTCTATCATTATCATCGTTGCCGGTCTGGCCTTGT